TTATCCAATAAACCGTGCTTTAAATTAACACACACACAAAGGAGGACATTTATTATGTCAGAAAATAAAAATACAAGTGGATACGAAATTAGACAAGGATTGCTACAGCAAGCTCAACGAATTGTAGAGCAGAACGCTCATATGCAATTTGAAACAAGCGGCAAAAAGAATTGGTCGCCTGTTACTTCTGAACAAGTTATTAAAGTTGCAGAAGAACTCAATTCTTTCGTCCAAAAGAAAGATTAAGATATAACCTTGTATATCGCAAATTTATTTAAGCATTGTGGACGCGGGTTCGATTCCCGCCACCTCCATTATTTTTTTTCTTTTTCTTGATCTTAGATCCTACTTATGGTAAGGTATTATTATGAACATTGGTGATAAGATTTTTTTACTATATACTCATCGAAACACAAAGGAAACTTTTTGTGAAGGGCCAGCAGAAATAACATGCTATCAAGTAGACCCACATAACGATGAGGGCGTCATAATCATAAAAGATTTAAATGGGAAATCTAGACCAATTGATCTAGAAGGCACGTCCAGTCACGAAATCGATATTCACGTAGTCTATTAAATATTTATCATCGCGATGATAAGTTTATATTTATTATAATCTTTTAATAGTTTTCTCATAGACTTACGATAAATCATATAAATTTCTTTATTTGTGGTAGCCATACACAAATTTTCAAACCCTCTATAAGCAGAGTGTAATGCCCCAACAACTTCACCATAACTATTCAGTATTGGGGAGCCCGAAGAACCTCCCTTGGCAGGAATAGAAAAAACATACGAAGTTTTTCGGTTGCTACGAACCTTCTTACTACCCAAATAAAATCCTTCAAATAACGGGATCATTTTAGAAGACCATAATCCCATAGGGGCGGCTATATTATAATACTTCTCTCCAATTATTGGCTTAGAATTGGAAATTTTCAACGCTGGAAGCGAAATCTTAGCTGAACCCAATATACAAATGTCAGCTTCAAAATCAAAAGCAATTGGAATTGCCGCATATGTTTCGCCTTTATAATCGTTTAGGACATATAAAGCCCTTTCAGTCATTTTCCACGCAGGATCTCTAGGTGAGTAGTCCTGCACAAAATAATTTATTTGATTTCCGTAAAGAATACTACAAACGTGTGCTGAAGTTCCCACGAGTGTAATCTCTCTGTCATGACCAACAATAAAGCCTGAAGCTGATGAGCGTAAATCAATTTCATATTCTTCTAAATTTGCTTCGGCTACCGCAGAGGAGGTTTTTGTTAGGTAGATGTTTTTATAAATATCAATCTTGATGAAGGAACGTCTTTTATCTCTGAATAGATCTCCTGGTCCAAATAAGGCGGTGCTTGTTGCACATGAAGCACACCCTATAAAAGTAATGAACATCATAGATAATAGAACTAATTTTGCGACCGCACTTTTCAAGATTATTTTTTTTCCTCTACAAAGTAACTATAAGGAAAAATCTCAAACGGCTTGGCTATTTATCATTAGGGGCTGGATTGTCGGCACCCAAAACAAATAATGGAAGTAAAATATGGCAAAAAAGATTTATGTTCTTGATACGAGCGTTTACCTCACAGACTATAATTCAATTTTTTCTTATGGGAATGGAGATATATATGTTCCCCTTGTAGTATTAGAAGAATTAGATAACAACAAAAAAAGACCAAACGGTGTCGGCGCAAATGCTAGAGGAATTATTAGAACTCTAGACGAATTACGAAATAGAGGAAATTTTCAAAAAGGGATTCGAATTAGAAAAGGATGCGGATTGGTTTTTACTAAAACACCAGATTTATCAGAACTTCCTTCTGGTTATGACCCTAATACGGCTGATCATCAAATTATTGCCACCGCACTTACACTTATAAAAGAGTTTCCAAGCCGCAAGGTGATATTAGTATCCAATGACATTAATCTAAGAATCAAGTGTGATGCTATTGGAGTAAATGCAGAAAACTATAGTAGCGAAAATGTTATAAAGGAAAGTTCGGAACTATATGGTGGCTTTACAAAGCTACTTGTGGATGATCAAATAATTGACCGTTTCTATACAGGAGAAAATGTTTATCTTTATAATGCAATAGATGATAAGGCTGAATTATATCCCAATCAATATGTAATGTTGGTATCTTCGTCGAATGAAAAGAAAACAGCAATTACTAGATTCATTGATGAAAATACAGAATTTAAAAAAATTCCTCAACACAAAGAATCAGATGGATGGGGCATAGCACCAAAAAACAAAGAACAGAATTGCGCGTTGGATTTACTTTTAGATCCAAAGGTGCCTGTAGTTTCTCTTATTGGTAAAGCAGGAAGCGGAAAGACTTTGTGTGCTATTGCGGCGGGCTTGCAACAAATAATGGGAGAGTCCTCAGTATACAATAGATTAATCGTTTCTAGACCAGTACAACCCATGGGAAAAGACATTGGTTATTTGCCTGGTTCTCTAGAGGACAAAATGGTGCCATGGCTTGCGCCAATTCAAGATAACTTAAGATTCTTATTTGGTGATGATAATTTAATGTTAGAGTCGTATATGGATAAAAGAATAATCGAGGTCGAGGCTCTAACTTATATTCGTGGTCGTTCAATTCAAAATGCTTATATTATTATTGATGAGTGCCAGAACTTGACAAGGCATGAAATAAAGACTATACTTACTAGAGTAGGTGAAGGAACTAAAATTGTTTTGACTGGTGATATTGAACAAATAGATAATGTGAATATTGATGAGACTACAAACGGTTTAACCTATGTGATTGAAAAATTAAAATATTTTGATATCACAGGGCACATCACATTTATTAAAGGTGAAAGAAGTAAGGTCGCAACCTTGTGTGCAAAAAATCTTTAACTTTTAACTTGACAGACTTCGCAAAGTATGATATTAATTAAAATACATTATTTAAATATATGAAAGATTACATAAAAAGCAGTTCATCTCGCGCATTAAAAAACAGAAATGAATTTTCTCTTTTAAAAGGCCGTGTGCCTGTCGTTGTTATTAACAAACTTCCAAATGATATTGACTTCAATAACATTATTAAGAATTTAGAGAAAAACATTCCTTCACAAATCTTAAATCTTATAGACGGAATCTATATAGGTGACTTTAAAGAGCTAGAAGAAAGAAATATTGAAGCTATGTTTAAAGATGGCGTTATTTATTTATCTTCTTATAAAAATATAGATTATGCTTCTGAAGAACTGATTGCTAGAAATATCTGTCATGAATTAGCACACGCCCTAGAAGAAAAGATGGGCTATGAAATTTATGGTGATAAATTAATACAAAATGAATTCAAAGCCAAAAAAGATAAGCTAATTTCTTTATTAAATCATGAAGGCTTTTATTTTTCTAGAAATATCTTTTTTGATCCTGAACTAACTGATGAATTAGATGATTTATTATATAATGAGATAGGTTATGACCGTCTTTCATTAATAATACCAAATTTATTTATTTCTCCTTATTCAGTCACATCAATTCGTGAATATTTTGCAAATGGTGTTGAAGAATACTTATTTGGAGATCCTAATTTATTAAAGAGTGTAAATCCTGTGCTTTACTCCAAGATTAATAAAATATATAATGAAATTAGTTAAATACTCTTTGACTTCTTCTCTTTTACATGATAGACTATCATTATAACGTTGGCGTATGCCACAAGGAGTTAGTATGCCTCATGTATCTTTTAGCGCACTCAAAAACTGGGACTTTTGCCCCTTTTATCATAAATTAACTTACATAGATAAATTAAAGGGATTCACAGGAAATGTTTATACTGCTTTTGGATCTGCGCTTCATGAAGCCTGTGAAAAATTAGTTTTAGATAACACAGAAGATTATGATAAGATTTTCAGTAACTCATTTGATGAAGAACTAGGAAAGTTAGAAGAAATAACAGCCAAAGAACAAAAAATGATTGGTGACATGAAAGTGCATGGTGTTGAACTTGCTGCGCTAGTTTTAAAAGCACTGAAACTAAAGTTTCCACAATATACAGTCATCTCAGCAGAAGAACAAATCTTTGAACCCATTATAGACAGCCCAGGTAACTATGACTATAAAGGTTTTCTAGATCTTGTGATAAAGACACCAGACGGAAAATATCACATCATAGATTGGAAGTCGTGTTCTTGGGGTTGGGATATAAGACGAAAGACTGATAAAATGGTTACATACCAACTCACTTATTATAAACACTTCTTTTGTAAGAAGCATAATATTGATCCGATTATGGTAGAAACATACTTTGGATTATTGAAGCGAACAGCCAAAAAAAACAGGATAGAAATCTTTAGAGTTTCCAGCGGACAAAAAAAAATAAACAATTCGCTTAATGTTTTAAATAAAGCCGTGTATAATATCCATAATAAGAACCACCCCAAAAATCGTCTTAGTTGCGCGAAATGTGAATTTTACAGAACGGAGTGGTGTCCATAAAGGAGTTTGATGGAAGAACTAGAACCAGCAAAAAAAATAAAAGTATTAACAATCTCAGATCACCCCCTCTCACCATCCGGTGTAGGAACTCAAACAAAATATTTTATTGTTGAGATGCTTAAAACAGGAAAGTTTGAATTTATTAGCCTTGGCGGTGCAATAAAACATAAGGATCATAATCCACAAAAGACTGACGAATTTGGAGATGATTGGGTAATCTATCCTGTAGATGGGTATGGCACTCAAGAAACTATTCGTTCTGTTCTCAGAACACACAAGCCAGATGTTTTGTGGTTTATGACAGATCCAAGATTTTATCCGTGGCTATGGGATATTGAAAACGAGATTCGCTCTTTGGTTCCTATGGTATATTATCATGTATGGGATAATTTTCCTTACCCAACATTCAACAAGTCGTGGTATGATTCTACTGATGTCATAGCTACAATATCTAAAGTAACTTCGGATATTGTTCAAAGCGTTTCGCCGGATACTCAAGAAGTGTATATCCCTCATGCAATTCCTAGTGAATTATTTTCCCCCATTAGTGAACTTGAAAGAAGCTCTTTTCGAAAAGAACATTTTGGTTTAGAAGATGATGATTTTTTAATTTTTTGGAACAATAGAAATGCTCGTCGCAAACAAAGCGGATCTTTGATTTATTGGTATAATGACTTTATAAAAAAACTTAAAAAAGATGGAAAAACATCAAAAACAATATTACTAATGCACACTGAGCCAAAAGATCCCAATGGACAAGATTTATATGCTATTATCCAGAACCTAAATCTTAACAATAGAGAAGTTTTAATATCTGCACAAAAAATTCCACCAGATGCTCTTTCGAAAATTTATAGTGCGGCCGATTGTACTATAAACGTCTCAGATGCGGAAGGATTTGGTCTTGCTACATTTGAATCCCTCTCTTGCGAAACACCAATTATAGTTACAATGACCGGTGGCTTACAAGAACAAGTTACGCTCCTAGACAAAGTTTCAGAAGAGATGATGCTTGAAAGAAATGTCACTCAACCTGGTATAAAAGAGTATGAATTTGGAATCGGCATGGAACCTTCATCAAAAGCGATTATTGGTTCTCAAGAGGTGCCATTTATTTATGAAGACAGATTATCGCAAGAATTAGTATCCCAATCTTTCCGAAAAATGTACGATTTCGGTCGAGAAAAAAGAAAAAAATTAGGAAAAGCGGGAAGAAAACACGTCATGGAGAATTATAGCTTTACTAAATTTGCGGAACAATGGGAAAAGTTGCTTTTGGACACTCATAGGAAACATGGTTCATGGGAAACGCGAAAAAATTACAAAAGATGGGAGTTGTTAGCAGTATGAAAAAAATATTAGTAAGAGGTCCAGCCCTAAGCCAAAGCGGGTATGGAGAACATACACGATTGGTACTTAGGTCACTTGAGAGTAGAGAGGATTTATTTGATATTTATTTAATTACAACTCCATGGGGATCAACTAGCTGGCTGTGGGAAGACACAGAAGAAAGAAAATGGATTGATTCAATTTTGCAAAGGACTATTGCTTATGGACAACAAGGTGGTCAATTTGATTTATCAATTCAAGTCACCATACCGAATGAATGGGAGCGATTAGCTCCGATAAACATTGGCGTTACGGCTGGAATCGAAACAACAAAAATTGCTCCTCAGTGGATTGAGAAATCACAACAAATGGATAAGATAATTGTGGTTTCTGAACATGCGAAATTTGGCTTCGAAAATACTGATTTTCCGGTTCAAAATCAAAATGGAGAACAATTTATTGCAAAAGTAGATCGCCAGATTGATGTGATTGGATATCCTGTAAAAAATATTGAACCAGCTAAGATTGATTTAGAGTTAGTCGATGATTATAATTTTTTGGTTGTTGGTACTTGGATTCCGCGCAAGAATTTAGAAAATACAATTAAATGGTTTGTCGAGGAATTCTATGATCAAGAAGTTGGGCTTGTAATAAAAACTTCGCTTGCCAAGAATTCCGTTAGAGATCGGATGGCTTGTAAAATTAAGTTAGACGAAACGCTAAGTGAATATAAAGATAAGAAATGCAATATTTATTTGCTCCATGGAGATATGAGAGAGGATGAGATGACTGCATTGTACTGTAATCCAAAAATCAAAGCACTTATTAATATTTCTCACGGTGAAGGATTCGGCTTGCCGGTTTTTGAAGCTGCGTATAGTGGATTACCTGTTATCTGCCCTGCTTGGGGTGGTCAAGTTGATTATCTATACGTCCCTACTAAAGACAAAAATGGTAAAACTAAAAACAAGCAGATGTTTACTTCAGTTCCCTATGATATTAAAACTATACAGAAGGAAGCTCAATGGGAAGGCGTTTTACGGGCGGATTCAAGTTGGTGCTTTGTAAAAGAATGGGCTTATAAAAAGTCTCTGCGAAGTATGCACAAGAATCAGGTGGCTTCTAAATCACTAGCAAATAAGCTAAAGAAATACTTGAACAAAACTATGACAGAAGAAATAATTTATAATAAATATACTGATTCTATTATGGAAGCATTAGCATCTCAAGACCAGCAATTACTAAGTGTAGTATTATGAAATATAAAATAGTTTATCAAGGGCAAGTAAAAGATCCAAGTGGATATGGTGTTGCTGGTCGTGGGTATATTCAATCCCTATTGGCTTATTTTGAAAAATCAAAGATCGATGTAGATTTTAAGATTGTTCCCATTGTCGCAGATCAAATGAATAGTCTAACACCAGAAGAAGATGCTATGATTGATAAATATTCTTTTGTTGATAATCAAGAGATGGAAGCCTTTGTCAAAGATAAAGATTATTTTTATGTGGTTCATCATCCACCCGTTTACGCGCAAAAATTGCCGCAAACTCACATGTTTGCCAGGAATTCATTGAAAAATATCTTCTTTACTGTTTGGGAAACAGATTCGATACCTCCTCGCTGGAATGATATATTCCTGGGCTTAGACATAAAAAAAATAATTGTTCCGTGTGAATGGAATAAGGTATCTTTTGACAAGTCCTTGAAGGAGTATGACAATGAGATGCCAGTTGGTGTGGTTCATCATTTAGTAAACGATTCTTTTGCAAACGCGGCAAATGTAGAATCGGTTACTTTGGATAAAAATCTTTGCAATCCAGATAAATTTAATTGTTTGACCGTTGGTCAATGGACAGATCGTAAATCACTTATTTCTGTGGCAAAAGCTTTTCTTATGGAATTTCACGATCAAGATGATTGCAACTTGATAGTAAAAACTTATGGAAATATTCAAGTGAGTGATCCTGAATTTCAAAAGAGACAACAAAATCAAATAGCTCAAGAAATTATGAAGTATAAAAGGGGAATTTGTTCTAATAAATTAGGAGAGGCAAATAAATCCCAATTGACATTGTTGTATGGTCTTGTGAGTAAAGAGAATATGAATTTTTTATATAAAAATTCAAGTGTGTTTGCCTTATTCAGCAAAGCCGAGGGCTTTGGACTACCAATTGCAGAATCGATCCTACATTCTACACCAGTTATAGTTCATGATCGCGGCGGTCATGTTGACTTTGTTAATAAAGAACATAATTTTATAGTAAAAACCATCGAAACTCCGTCTTTTGATTCTGTCTTTCCAGGGGTTTACTCCTGCGAGAGCAATTGGTACGATACCGATCTTTTATCAGCTAGAAAACAATTACGGGAAGCCTATACTCTTTGGAAAGATAATCCAAAAGAATTGTCTAGACGAGGCAAAGAAGCCCGAAAATATATGCTAAAGAAAACAGGAAATAGCGCAGATCTCGGCAAACAATTATTTAATTTTGTTGTAGGATAGAACTATTGCTTTCACAGACAGTTGATTATAAAAACAAGCTTTATTTTATTGATGGGTATGAAAATAGAATTTCGTTTTTGAAAAATAAATATGAAGATAAGGCATGTTTTATCATCGCGCCGGGCCCTTCATCCAACGACACACAATTAGAACTTTTACAGAATGAATTGAAAAAGAATTTGGTTTTTTGTATTAAAAATTCTTATGATTTCTTTCAGGATGTTTGCGATTTTCACTTTTTTAATGATTGTAATTTGCCGGTTCATAATTCTTTTGTTGGGTATCAGTATGAAGCAAAAAAAGAGCCTATCATCGTCGGAAGCAGCGGCTTTGATGAATCTGTGGCTAGACAGAGAATCGGCGATTTCCAACAATGGGATATTTTTTGCAAAGTTTTAGATCCAGACGTTTATCCTAATAACAATATGGGTTATATACTTCAGAATGAAGATTTTGAAAAGGGAACTTTTGATAATACTTATTTGCGACCTTGTGGTCCTAGTCTTGTTATTGAAACCGTGCTTTATATGGCACTTCACGTAGGGGTAAAAAACATTTTTGCTATTGGGCTGGATGGTGGAACCAAATGGAAAAAATTATCATCTCAACCCCGACGCGGCATTCATTTGGATTCTAGTCCCAAAACGCAACACGAATTAGATTATAAAAAGTGGGAATTTGACCTAACACATAAAGGAACGGGACCACTGTATGATTGGCTAAAAAAGAAAAATGTTAACCTATCTTTAATAAGTGAAGTTAGTAATTGGCACCCAAAGATACCTAGAATTTCAGCACAGCAAGCAAGTTCTTTTCTTGAACATTAGGAAAGAAATAGTAGTGATAAAGAAAACAAATGAAGTTGCTATTATAGTACAAGCTCGCTTATCTTCTCATCGTTGTAAGGGCAAGATGTCCCGCCCCTTCGCTAACACTACATTGATGGATATTGCTTTAAATAAGTTAGTAAAATCCGTTATTCCTAATAAAAATATCTGGTGCTCTGTATACGAGGATGAACTTAAGGATATTTGTAAAAAATATCCCATAAACATTTTTCACAGGAGCGAAAAGTCATCTAGATCTGAGGGGTTTCCACTTACAGAAATTTTTGAATGGTGGGATAAATTACCTGCTAAATATGTTATAATGCTCAATGCATGTTGCCCCTTTATTTCGGTCCAAACTATTAATGATTTTTGGAAAGATTATAAAAACTCAACATCGGACGGTATGTTTGGTGTAATTGAAAAGAAAAATTATTTTTGGGATACAGATGGAAACTTTTTAACTCCTCTCCGTAACGGAGTAATGGATACTAAAACCTCAACTGCCGTTTATGAAGCGGCTCATTGTTTATACGGAGGTTCCTTGGAAAAAATTAGCAGAGGGGTGTGGATGGGAAAGTTTGATAAGCCTGGTGATATTGAATTGTGGAAGGTTCCGCAACACGAAACGTTTGACATAGATCACGAATGGGAATTTCAATTGTATGAAAAACTCTATAGAGACGAGCCACGACATGATGATAAATAAAAAGATCTTAATAACAGGCGGCACGGGCTCACTAGGAAAGGCTTTAATAAAAAAAATCAAGAAGTGCTTTCCAACGTGGAAGATTATTGTCTTTAGCCGAGATGAAGGGAAACAAGCGATCTACTTTGCCGATCAGCCTGACATTACCAGGATCATAGGTGATGTTAGGGATTTAGAAAAGCTAAAGACTTCGATGTTCATTCATAAGCCGGATTATGTCATACACACAGCCGCTTTAAAAAGGGTGGATGATATGGAATTTCATCCAGATGAATGTGTTAAAACAAATATTGATGGTTCAAGAAATGTTGCTGTCGCTTCTCTGGAGGCGGGAGTTAAAAAATGTATGTTGATCTCAACTGATAAAGCCTGTCAGCCCGTTAATGTGTATGGCTCAACTAAGTTTATTGCAGAACGTATTTTTACTAATTTTGATTATAGTTCAGAATCGACTATATTCGCATCAGTACGTTATGGAAATGTGATTGCTAGTAGAGGCTCTTTTATTCCACGATGGTTAGATTTAATCTCGGAGGATAAAAAAATCAAAGTGACCTCTCTGGAATGTACTCGATTTTTATTTACGTTAACTGATGCTGTTGATACTGTGCTTGATTCTTTGACTTATGCTGAAGGCGGAGAAGTATTTATACCCAAAATCAATTCATTTGAAATGGGAACAATAATTGAAGCTATAAAAAAGATAAATAAAGTAAAGGAAGTAGAGCATGAGGTAATTGGTTTACGACCGGGCGAGAAAATTCACGAAGATATGTTATCGGAAACTGAATTACCATTTGCGAAGCAACTTTCTGATAGTCTCTTGTGTATTCTTCCTCAATATACAAACAAAGAGCACACCCATGATAAAGTATATCTTGGGAAGAAATTTAATTCGTCCCTTCATGTTAATAAGGATATAGATTTTTTATTTTCTTTGATCAATAGGGGGCTAAAAGATTCTGAATGAATTGTTTTGAACCTTCGATTACTAAGGAGGATATTGATGAGTTGGCAGGGTTAACAAAAACTGGTATAACAATTAATTAGAAGACTGGGAGGTCAATATGTTACAAAATAAAACTGAGAATTATTGGAGCAAAACTATAGATGGTATAAGACGCCGAAAAAGCTATTTTGATAGCTATTTTGATAATGAAATTTGTAAAGAATCTTTAGATTTTAGATTAGATATTTTATTAGGTCACGATAAAAATATTAATTCTATATTGGATGTTGGGTGTGGTTATGGAGCGTTCGAATTCGAACTTTTAAAAAGAAATCCCGATTTAGATTTAGCTGGGATCGACATATCAGATACGGCAATAGATTTTTGTAATAATAATATTCCAAATTGTAAATTTGTTTTGGATAAACTTTCTAATATAAGTAATTATTTTGAAGAAAATTCTTATGATATGGTATTTAGTTCGGGTGTTATGATACACCAATCACCTGAAAGTATAGATGAGGTGACGGATAATTTCATCCGTATAGCTAAAAAATACATAATACATTTTGAAGATATTGGAGAAAATGAACTAATATCTGGTAATAAAGAAGATAATCCCAAATGGAGAATAAGCAATCAGCTATTGTGGAGAAATAACCTAGTTGAAACTTATCGTAAAAAAGGATATAATTTTTATTTCAATAATAACGTACCACTTCCTCTGCAAAAGGTTGGTTTTACCAATTATATAATTGTTGATTTATATAATTCAGATCCTACACCAACTTCTCATGAAGATAGAACCGCTTCTCTTGATAGGCTTGAGGCCTATTATAAGACTTTAAAGTAATGAGGTCATTTGAGCCAACAATCACTAAACAAGATATTCTAAAAGTTTCAGAAATATTAGAATCTGGTAACATCGGTTTCGGAGAAAAGGTGGGATTATTCGAAACAGAATATGCAACTCATTCGAAGAAGAAATATAATATCAGCCTAAACTCAGCATCGTCCGCAGCTTTTTGTTTATTTGCTTATTTATATGATAAATATGGAAAGTGTGATGTTTATACTCCATCACTAGGGTTTGTGTCACCCGCCTGGGCAGCTCGAAAGAACGGACATACAGTTCATTTTGTGGATGTAGATGAAAACTTATTATTTGATTTTGATTCCTATTGTCTAAAGAGAAAACATCGTCCCGACTTTAATAAATCCATAGTTATGCCAGTTTTGTATGGTGGCGTGAGTAATGTAGATAACCTTATTGACAACATCAAAAAAACTAAATGGGGTGATATAGTTGTTGTCGATTCGGCTCACTGTATTGCTCCCATTATCGAGTCTGATTATACCTTCTTTTCTTTTCACCCCGTTAAGCCTGTAGCGATGAGTAGTGGTGGTTTGTTAGCTACTGATAATAAAGAAGCTAATGATTATATTCGCCGATATCGGAATTTTGGCAGACAAGATATTGGAGATTCTTATGATATTATCGACAATGGTTTTAATTTTTATATGAACAATCTTAACGCGGTTCTGGGATTATCTCAACTTTCGACTTGCTTTGAGAATGTAAAAATTAGAAAAGACCATTTTGAGTATTTGAAAAACCATATAAATCCTTCGGTTGGTTACTTTACTAATCATGATGCAAATTCATCTTATTATCTTGCAACCTTGATCTTGAACAAAAGCTCATCAGGTGAGCTAAGGAAAAAAATGAGAAAAAATAATTTATGTGGCTCGTATCATTACCCATTTTTACATCAAACAAAATTATTTTACGCGCCATCGAACTTACCTCAAACCGAGGGATTTAGAGATCGCATAATAAATTTACCTATTCATCAAAATTTAAAAAAAGAAAATTTAGATGGTATAATAAAGATAGTCAACTTAGAGAGAGAAGAATAAATGACTACAGTAAAAAAAAATAAAAATGATAACAAGTACTGGATCAACAAAACAGGAACCTTTATCGCAACTATCAAGAAATGAAAACTTTTATTGTAGCGGAAGCAGGTGCCAATCATAATCAAAATTACCAACAAGCGTTGGCTCTTGTTGATGTAGCGGTTTCCGCCAAAGCTGATGCAGTAAAGTTTCAAACATATTCGTCTGATACTCTTTATTCTAAAAATACGCCCGATTTTGCCGGTTACAAGAATATCCCTAAACTGATAAAGGATATAGAATTACCTCGCGGCTGGCATCGCGATTTAAAACTTTATTGTGATGATAATGGAATTGAGTTTATGTCAACCCCATTTGACGAACGGGCGGTTGAAGAACTTTATGAAATCGGAGTGAAAAGGTTGAAAATTGCTGGTTTTGAATCCACTGATCCAAGATTTGTAAGATGCGTAGCTTCAACAAAACTACCGTTGATTATTACAGCGGGCATTGGTAGTGATTTAGATTCTATTCGTGATATTATTGAATGGGTAAAAATCGAAAATACAACACCAGATATAACCATCCTGCATGGGAACAATGCATATCCAACTCCGTTTACGGATATTAATTTAAATCAGATTAGTAATATTAAAAACAGTATTTCCAATATTAAAGTGGGGTTATCAGATCATACGCCGGGAATTCTTATTCCTCCTCTGGCAGTGGCTAAGGGTGCTTCTGTTATAGAAAAACATTTTACTTTGTCTCGGAATCTGGTTGGTCCCGATCATAGCTTTGCAATAGAGCCAAGTGAATTAAAGCAAATGGTTCAAAATATTCGAACTGCGGAAGATGTTTGTAAAAGCAAAAGTGGTAAGTTTACGGCAAGTGAATATAATTTTAAAAAAGCGATGCGTTCTGTGGTATCCTTATGTGTGATTAAGAAAGGAGAATGTTTCACTGAAAAAAACATTACGACCAAACGCCCGACTTTAGAAAATTCGATTGAAGCTTTTCGATATTACGAAATGATTGGTAAAAAAGCAAAAAAAGATATTGACGAAGATGAAGTTTTGACAGAAGTAATGATATGAAAAATAAGATTCTTTATTTAGGCGATCATAGTTCAGTCGTAGAATTTTTGCGCGATGCTGGTTATGAGATAGTAATCGAAGATAAAAAATTACAACTTGATGATTTTCTAAAAATAGATCCCCATTATGTTATAAGCTATGGTTATCGTCATATAATTAAAAAAAATGTTTTGGATAGATATTCCATTCTTAATTTACATATATCGTATTTGCCATGGAATCGCGGCGCTGATCCAAATTTTTGGAGTTTTTTTGATGACACTCTAAAAGGTGTTACTATACATTTTATGGACGAGGGCATTGATACAGGCGGTGTTATTTTTCAAACGAAAGTCGCTTTTGGTCCAACTGAAAATACCTTGGCTTTAACATATCAGCGTCTTAAAGATGAAGTTGAAAAATTGTTTATTGCAGAATGGGATAATTTTACAAATGAAAATTATATTAGAACTCCGCAGAATAAAGAAGAAGGATCTCATCATTGTTCAAAAATTTTAAAAGGACTTTGGAATAATTTACCGAATGGTTGGAACACTACAATTGAGGAGATAAAATGTCTGAAAGAACAGATGATGAAATAATTAACGATATTGAAAACATTAGATCAAAAAATAATGTCAATTGGATGGATATATTGAGGCTGTCTTTTCGTTTTGCGCCGAAAGAAGCAAGAAAATTAATTAGTAAAGTAAATGAAAGTGATATGAAGATTGCTTCACTTTTAAAAGAATTAGCGGGGAAGCCAAATTAAGTGATGAAGAATTGCAAATTATTTAAAGGCAAGTCATATACTGATAGCAGGGGATATTTTTTTGAATCCTTTTCTCGCTCCATCAGCGAAGAACTAGAAGAAGATTTTTGCCAAGACAATATTTCCTTTTCCCATAAAGGCGTCGTGTGTGGCTTACATTATCAGTGGGACAAACCAATGGAAAACTTGGATTCACGCATTTTAGGTATGTTAAAGTCTGATTATGAGGAAGCAAAAAATCCCACTAAAAAAGAGAAATATAACAAATGAATATTTTAATACCTATGGCTGGGCTCGGAAGTCGCTTTGAAGGATCTCGTTTTATCGGACCAAAATTCCTTATAGATATTTGTGGGAAACCCATGATACAAAGAGCGATAGAGGCCTTCACCAGTAAAGTCGAGAATGCTAGATTCTTGTTTGTTTTACGACGTACAAAAGATATTGATCGAATAGTAAACATTTTGGAAAATGTGTGTGCTAATCTCCGAATAAAAATTGTAGACGAAATAACATCTGGTCCCACTGATACTTGTTTAGCGATGAAGGAGTATATCAATAATCAGGAAGAATTAATTATTGCTAATTGTGATCAAATTATGTTTTGGGATTTTAAAAAGTTTTTACATTGCGTTAGATACCCGGATGTAGATGGGGCTATCGTGACATATACCTCCACAACTCCCAAGAATAGTTATGCTGAAATCGATCAGCGTGGGAATGTAAAGAGAATTAAAGAAAAGGTTGTTATCAGCGATATATCTTTAAATGGAATTCATTATTGGAAACATGGCAGAGATTTTGTTGAATCAGCTATGGAGATGATGGAAAATAAAGATACGGCACCAAATGGCGAATTTTATGTTGGTCCAACTTACAACTATCTTATAAATAATGGTAAAAATATTTCCATATATCATGTTGCAAATTTTCAACATAATGCGGTTGGAGTTCCAGATGACTTAGAAAAATTTTTAAGGAAGTATTATGAAAGTCTATAATTTGAAAGACTATACACGAGGTTGGTTTATTGGAAACTTTGAACCAAGTCTTCTGCAAACAGAAGACTTTGAAGTAGGCGTTCACGAATATAAGAAAGATCAATATTGGGCTCCTCATTTTCACAAATTATCTAATGAGTTTAATTTATTGATTGAGGGAAAAATGAAAGTTTGTGATCAGGAAATTAACGCCGGTCAACTTTTCGTAATCGAAAAAGAAGAATGGGCGGCACCAGTCTTTTTGGAGGACTGCAAAGTGTTAATTATAAAAGTTCCTTCAATACCGGGAGATAAATATGAGAAATGAAATTTATGATTTTGTTGAAATAGACACGTCAAAGACGGAGCCTAATGTTTAATATATTCACTAAAAATATTAATACAGATGATTATTTCATAGTTGAATATTTTTTATGCTCCAAAACCACACTAAGAGATGCGGCTTGGGCATTAGCAATCGGTCAAAGCGTCGGGAACCCAAATGTTCGCAATTCGTGGGAGACTGACGAATTGTTTGAAAGACATTCCTGTATTGTGATAGAAGATGAAAATACTTTAAAAGAGAAAAAACAAGGTAAGGTTAAAATAGCTTTTCCAATTGTAAATACAGATTTTAAACACGACGGCATCTCTCATATTTTGTGTCAAATAATGGGTGGCCAAATGGATATTGACATTGTGGAAAAATGTCATGTTTTAAATATTTGTTTTCCTAGAAAGATAGAGGATGAATATTTTATGGGCCCGCAGTTTGGGATTAAGGGAATTCGAGAGTTTACCGGAGTTTACGATAAACCCGTCCTCGGCGGAATTGTTAAGCCGAAAATTGGAATAACTCCAGAGATTCTTTTAGAGATGGTGAAACAGATGGTTGACGGAGGAGTTAATTTTATTAAAGAAGATGAGATTATGTCAAATCCAGCCATGTGCCCCATAGAAAAGAGAGTACCTTTAATAATGGATTATTTAAAAAATAAAAAAGTAATTTATTCCGTGTGTATAAACTCGGACTCTCCTTATTTATTGGAACGTGCAAAACAAGTTCATAGTCTTGGAGGAAATTCGGTTCATGTAAATTTCTGGAGTGGGTTGGGAATTTATAAATCTTTACGCGAACTAGATTTACCTTTATTTCTTCATTTTCAAAAAAGTGGTGATAAAATTTTAACAAACAAAGCTCACGACTATCATATTGAGTGGAATGTTGTTTGTCATCTTGCTGGCTTGATGGGCGTTGATTTTATCCATGCTGGAATGTGGGGTGGGTATATGAGTGACAACAAAGTTGAACTTCAAACAACCTTGACTACCCTTCGTCAACATAATGTAATGCCAGCTTTAAGTTGTGGTATGCACCCAGGTTTAATTAAGGCTATAAATAAAAGATTTGGGGTTGACTATATGGCAAATGTGGGAGGGGCAATTCATGGTCATCCTAGAGGTACTGTATTTGGCGCTATGGCAATGCGTCAAGCTATTGATGATGTGCCGAAAGAGGAGTACAAAGAAGCAATTTCAAAGTGGGGATATGTCGAATGAAGTCTGAATGGAAACACTTTGATTTTGATGATGTCGTAATTATATTGCAAGGATATTCGGTAAACGCCGACCAAATGGAAGATCTTGTGCGCTATTACAAAAACAGCGGATTTGATAATATTGTGGTTAGCAGCTATGATTCGTGTTTAAATAAATACGTTAAAGAAAATACTGTCTTCATAGCAAATGATAGTATTGAGAGCGGTGAAGTTTTAAGCATAACTACGAATAATAAATCTTCACGCGAGCGAGGTATTAAGGGAAAAGAATTTAATGTTCGATCAGATGAGATTATCCCGCAGATACCTGGCTCAAATTTAAATTACCATATTTTGACAACCAAAAGGGGAGTCAATTTAGCGAAAGAAATATATCCTCAGTGTGATTACTATCTTAAACTGAGAGCTGATCAAAAATTGGAAAACTTGAATGAGTTTATTCCAAGGTGGAAACAGAAAATCGACAAGCCGCCTAATGATATTTTTAAAAAGAAATTATTAACTTTAGGTTGGGGGAAAAATAAACAAAAGGTGTGCTGGTATATTAGCGATTACTGGACATTCGGCTATAAAGATGATATAATTAATTATTATAATATTCCGTACAATACAGATAAGAGGATAATTTCGCACGAAAGATACATAGCTTATAAGTTTGTAAGCGCCAAGGTGGGCCCGGAACATTTTGGAAATTTGGTGAGTTCCGATCATACACGCGATCTAAATTTTGAAAATTTTTTAAAAGAAAACTGGGCGTTTGATAATTCGATCAAAAATTTTTCATACAAGTGGGAGTGTTATGTCAACGATCATTCCGCTTGCAAACTACAATAAAACAATGATATTAATTTCACACAGAGGAAACATTGAAGGAAGGATTCCTGATCACGAAAATCATCCAAATTATATTACTGATGCTTTATCTAAAAATTATGATGTGGAGGTGGATGTATCGTTAATGGATGGTGAGTTTTACCTTGGGCACGACACACCCGAGTATAAGATTAGTGTAGAGTTTTTAAAAAATGAGAAATTATGGTGTCATGCAAAAAATATTGACGCGCTATTTGCTATGATCAAAGAAGGATCTGTTCATTGTTTTTGGCATCAGAATGATGCGGTTACTCTTACATCACAAAAATATATTTGGACCTTTCCTGGGCAGATATTGACCCCTAATTCGATTTGTGTTTTACCGGAAAAATACGAACATAAAGAATTAAATTGTGCGGGAATTTGTAGCGATTATATTTCTCAATATGACAATTTAAAAATCCAAAGGAAAATTAATGAAGTGATGTGAAGAAAAAAGTTGGAAAAATCACGATCATTCTGAATCTTCGTTTATTTGCGATAAAGCAAAGAATAGCGAAAAGTTTTTTAATAAGGAGAAAAAAATGACATTTAAATTATCTAATCAAGCAGTGGGGGCTTTAATGCTCGCACTACAAAAGGGACTCATGGAACAAACTGATATAACAGAGATGATAAAGGGGTTTGAACTTAGTAATTCGGTAGACGGATTAATTGTGGAAAACCCACCTATGGTAGAAGTAAAAGAACCAGAACAGGAAACCGTTGCCTAGGTATTCTTATAATTGTAGTGAGTGCGATTCACACTTTGAGGTTTTCCACTCCTTGCACGAAACTTATACAATTTGTAAGAATTGTGGAGGAGATGGTTATATCGACCGCATACCAAGCGAGATTTTTATAGCCCAAAAAGATTCTAAAATTCGTGGAGATTCTAAAGTTGGAAGCGTTGTTGAGAGTGCCATCGCTGAAGCGAAAGAAGAATTGAAGCAGGATCAATCTGACTTAAAAACCAGGAGGTATAAAAAATGAGTTATGTGATAATTTCTCTTTCGGTAATTGCGGGCATTTCTGTTCTCATTAATGTTTTTATGTTTGGGTATGCTAAAAATACCTTGAGGAAGATCGAGACGGTTTATAATGCGGCTGAAGCAAGCACTGAAATTTTTAGTTTGATGGATGCGTTCAGAGAGCACTTGAGTTCTGTTTACGAAATGCCCACCTTTTATGGCGATGAAACATTGAAATCCCTCCTCGACCACACAAACGAGATGATAGAATATCTCAAGGGATATGAACAAATTTATTCCTTTACACAGCCAGAATTAGCACAACAATTACTTCAGGCATCGGAGGATATGGAAAGTGACGAAGAAGACATCGAAGCGTAAAAGTAAAAAATATTTTACCATTGTTCATGAACACGCTATCTTGGACTATATTGCTTCGGATGATATGAAATATCGGAATGCTGTTTATCGTGATGTGATTCGACCTGTTTTTCTAGAGATGATAAACAAGATTGTTTTTACATATAAATTTACAAACTTACCTAACGTATCCATGCTGAAAGATGAATGTGAAATCCATCTTATAACCATTTTGAGTAATTTTGATGCCACTAAAGGTTCTAAAGCGTTTTCATATTTCAGTGTTATAACAAAGAACTGGTTTATTGCCAAAGTCAAAAAAACAGCGATCCAACTTCGTAGAGAATCAGCATATGAAGATATATCCAAAAATGCAGAGTCCAGGCACCTCGCCGTATATAACGATTATGACGAGGTTAGGGAATGGAAAGAATATATGGAGCATCTCTGGAAAGAAATCTATAGATGGGAAAAACAAAATCTGAAAGAAAATGAAGCCAAGGTTTTGAAAGCAATTAAGATCTTACTAGCAGAACCAGATGTGATTGAAATTTTCAATAAGAAGGCTATTTATTTATACATTAGAGAAATTACAAATTTGAACACTAAGCAGGTTTTGAACAGCCTTAATAGGTTTAGGGTTGATTATCGTAGTTTCAAAAAGAAATGGAACGAATGAAACATGATTTTGAAAAATTGGCTGATGAAGCCCTGGGTAATATCAGAGAAGATCGAGAGCAAACCAAGGACTTACTAAAGGACTTAATAAAATACCTTGGCGGAGCAGAAGATCGCCATCGCGACGTAGCACTGACTGCTGCCAAATATGTAGAAACTTTACAAAGATCAAACGAACAACTTGTAAAGATCGCGGCTCTAAAACAAAAAACAGAAAAATCATCATTAGGATTATCAGACGATGATCGCGAACAGTTGTTTCGAGAACTGAATGATAATGAGGAAGAATAGGTGGCAATTTTAAATTACCGTTTCGGCTCCCTCAATAAAGTTAAAAAGTCTGATACTTTTTCAGATTACAGAACCAATGAAACTTCAGGAATCTCAACTTTAAAGAATTTATCTGCTGATAATTTTACACCAGATCTTTTTTCTAATATTCAAATTTTTAAGGGAATATGCTTGCGGATTTATGATGAATCTACGTGGTCGGCAGCGGCAAGGATGAACCCAATGAGTAGCCCAACCGAGCTTACACGAATTGTCGTAAGAATACCTGAATTACATGCTATGATTTGTGATCCATTTGAGCATGTTGAGCCGGATGGCACACTTGATCAGAGTTTAGTAGATCAGCATCCAACGTTTACTGCCACGTCGGTTCAGCTCGACCGACCAGAAGGAGTTGGTCAGGTCGTAAATGTTTCCTTTGACGATGTAGAAAACCAACTTGGTGGTCAATATCTTGGTGCGGTTTTTGATGAGCCCACCCCCTGGATTCCTCGTAACAATACCTCTAAGAATTTTTTCAAAAGACCCAGGCTTCCTGATTTGAAGTCATCTGATTCAGATTTTGTTGCTCTTGCGTCTAGTCGTGCAAAAAGAGTTGATAGAACCAAACCCAACACAGCGTCCGCAAGAATTTCACAAGAAGAAAAATTACAGAGTTTGGATTCTGTATTTCGACCGAAAGTAGAAAGTGTTATTACAGCTCTTAAACACCGAGGATTCAAACCAAAAATATTTTTTGCTCATCGAACTCTTGCAGAACAAAGAATTCTCTATAATGAAGGAAAGAGCAAACTTTTATTTAGTTTTCATACAGCTTATAAAAATGGGCAAAAGAATTCTTATGCTGCTGATATTGTTGACGAGAGATGGGGATGGGAAGATGCCGCCGAAGCAAACGGGTTTTGGAGAGCACTTGGCCAAGAAGCAAAAAGAGTACAACTAATCTGGGGTGGAGATTGGACATCTTTTCGGGATGTCGCCCACGTTCAATTGTATGATAATAGTGAGCTTGCTAGAATCCAAATGGAAAGTAGATAGTAGAAAATGATGATGTGCTCTATTGGTAAAATATTATGACAGAAGAAATATGTACTTCAGACTATAAAAAGCAATTTGATGTTAAAGGCGCAAATCCAGACCAAGAAGAAGATCTAGAAAAGCTACCTTCAACTGTACGCAACAACTTTCGCGGAATTAGCGGAGATCCGTTGCCGGAACCACTACCAAAGTATATTAAAACTAAAAGCGAGAAAGTTGTTAGTGGAGCAAACAATACTTATATCGTGCTAGGTCGTGATCGACCCGCTGGTCGCGGAAGCGGATACATAAACAATACGCAAGCGGGCGCAATTGATATCGTCGTAGGTCGCGGCGCACCATGCCCCAAAAAATACCAGCCTGAACCAAAAAAGAAGGATACCCGAAAGCAATTGAGGAATAAGCAAATGTGGCTCGATCCAAATTTTGCTTTTGATGCAGCCCGTATTTATATTAGTCAAAAAACTGATGTTGATAAAAATTTTGATTTGGCTGATGGAAAAGTTGGAGTAGCCACCGCAAAATCAGCAGTTGCCCTAAAAGCAGACGGTATTAGGATTATTGCGCGTGAAGGAATTAAATTAGTTACCCATGTTGACGGATATAATTCGCAAGGTGGCGAAGTTGCATCAGTCAATGGTATTGATTTAATCGCAAATAATGATGATGAAATTTTACAGCCCTTAGTAAAGGGTGAGAATCTGATAGAGGCATTAAAAAAGCTTGTTACGCACGTAGATAAATTGACTGGAATCGTGGATGCTGTAATGACATATCAATCTCACCTTAACCGGAAGCTCACTCACCACACGCACTTAGCCCCTCAAAAGGTTATTACTGTTCCTGGTGGGGTTATCTGGGAAACATGCCCATCATTCCCTGTTGCAGCGCAGGGAATTAAGACCTCAATTGATCAATTAACTTCAAGCAAAATATCTATGATAAACATTAAAAACAATTTAGGTATTTTCACGCAGAAATATTTCAATCCTGCTTGTGATGGATATATAAACAGCAGACACAATAATACAACATAAAGTAATGAGTAACACAAAAAACATAAAATCTATGGTAAACGTAGATTGGACGGGAACAGAAGGTGATGTTCCTTTTTATGAACCATCTTTATATAATAATTCTGGTGGCTATGGTGTATCGGTGGATACACAGTTTGTGAATTATAATGATTTTATTGCAAAATACACGGCCGCATTCACTTCAAGTCAGATATTGCTTCAGTCGGGAACTAACGAGATATTAAATTACTTTGATAAAGCTCATCAGGTATATCAAAATGTTTACCCAGAAATACCTACTGGATCTTCTGGCTTATATATTTCTACCAGACCCGTTGACACAATAAAAGTTTTAGTTACTATACCACAAACAAAGATTTTAACTGACGAGGCAACCCAACCGCCCACGACAACGACATGGAGCTTTGATGATCTTCCTGGTAAAGAAAAGGTTCCACACGTTGGAGCATATGAAGAAGTAAAAATAGAAACACATAATCTCAAGTTATATTCTCAGAATGTATCCAAACTTATGAAATTATATAATGTGGGAGCCACCAACTATGGTGGTCGTGTATATGATTTCAGCTTCGAGCAGCAGGTACAAAAAATAAATAGTTTTTACTCTCGTCTTATACAATTGATTGGAGCCAATGATCTTGCCTTTGAGGAATCTAATTCTGAATTGGTAATTTTGGGAGTAGATAAAGAATATAAACTTCAATATGGTCAAATAAGTCAAGATGATGATTTTGTTGATCTATATAAGGGCTTTGATAACTTTAAGGATTCGGATTTTGTAGATAGCAATACTATATCCATTTATCAAAATCTAGAGGAACTAAATTCTGTTGCATCTGAAATCGGAGTCAACTCACCATCAGCAACCTCAACGGGAGCCTCCATTGATTGGGAAGAATTTCTTAAAAGATTTATAAAATATCCACCAGCCTTAGTGGAGCATACTAGCGATCTTGTTCACAAAGAAAAGGAAAAGAAGCTAAAGATAAAGTCTAAGCCCCAAAAGAACCTTACCGAACTTGAAAAAGAAACGGCTGCTTTAGAAGATCCAAATTATAAGAAAAGGATAGAAGCCCAACAAAAAAAAGCCCGCGACTTTGTTGGTGATAATGTAATTGGAAACTTAGACAAAGTGATAGGTAAAATGAATTCAATTGAGTCCATGTATCACGAAGTTCTGGATAAAACTGGAATGACTTATATTGTCCGTGCTGCACTACGTTGTCTTGCTTTGGATCTGCCCATTGAAGAATTTAAACAATTTCTTTTGGACATTAGGAGGTTTACAGCAGATCTCAATGAGATTTTAAAAATTCCTGTTTTAACTTTGGACGATCTTCTTCCCACAGTTGACATTATGTGGGATATTGCCAAAGCTATTGTGAAGGCTATCGTTGAGGCAATATTCAAAGCACTATGGGAAATGTTAAAAAATGTTATTTACTCACTCCTTGATAATTGTTCTACTGCTCCCGACGATTCTTGTAAAGATTATGGCGCGGTGGGCATCAATGATTTAATGAAAAAGGGCGGCTTAAAGAACTTCGCTGGCGGGCTTGTTGGTCCAGCTATTCTTACTACCGGAAACGCTGCTTTAGAGGGAGTATCCAACGGTCTAGCCGATACTAATAAGCAGGAAAACACGAGTGCTTTTTTGAGCAACTTAACAAAAAAAGTTAGCCCGGATCAACTGAAAACCTTAACAGCCCCTATAGTGGCTACACCTTCTTTTGGTCAAGCGGCCGCGGCAACTGATTCAGCAGTTGGAAAATTTTTTGATGAACTTTCTGCGACTTTAACATGCGGAGAAACAAAGAAAGTATTAGAGGGAAAAGCTCCACCAGCAGCTCAAAAAGTTATTAAAGCGGTAGCTGATAATCTTGCTAAGGGGTGTGACGAGACTAACGCCGCAACTAATCCATATTGTATACTTAAATCACTCTTGGCAGATCAGGATAGCATTAACGATTTTTTTGCATCGGCTGGCGATCTTATAGATCAGGATGATCTTGACGATCAACTAGAGGCTTTTGCTGAAATATCCCCCAGTATAACGGGATGTTTAAGTGATAAGCAGGACAGTGATAGACGAAGTTATTATTTGGGTTTGAAAGACGTTCCTCCATCAATTATCGAAGCTCAAAATAATGGTTCTCGTGACCGAGCCAGAAAAAGAGCCCAACAACTGAATGAGCTTTTGCTTGATCCTTCTCGGGCATTACAAGACGCAGTTCCCCCAATTTATTGCTCTTATAAAGATGGAAAAATAGTGGAAGGATTGGTTCCTCAAGATCACGCATCCTTTACCTTTCAGATGAAAAACACACTAGGGACGATTTACGACGGAATTGGAAACGCTTTTATGTATGATGTGATAAAAGTTCCCGATATGATGCAAATAGAAGTTCCTGATGGAATCGAGCCAATTCCGAGAGTTGTTCCAGGTCGAGAAGAACAAGGGGCACAATTTGTCAACGGTAGTTGGAAAATGATTAATCCTCATTTTTCTATGGCAATCGAACAGGGATATAAACCAAAACCAGAATTTTGGCAATCAGAACCATGGACCAGGGATGATTTTAATGATCGGTTCAGCCTTAACGAAGACGCAATCATTCCCCTCTCTGGCGTACCATTTTCCGATTTTGTTTCTTGGGCTGGCGAACCTGGCGCGAGCCAAAGCGATCAGTCCGAGATCAAGGTGGCTGAATATGAAAAGAACGGGATCATCCGAACCATCAAGTGGAACGATGGAAAAGAGCCCATTAATAAACCCAAGACAAAAATTGTTTTCTGCCCTGGCATGAAGCCTGATAGAAATACTGGCGAAGGCGGAGTATACAACAATTTTCAAACAACTTATGTGGGTGGCTCTACGCCCATCATTACGAACGAACTTCCCAGGTCCAGGTTAGAAACAGATAGAAAGCTTTTACAACTAAACATAGACAATTTGTTAAAGACGAATCTAGAACAAGGAGGCTTGCTCGACACCATCTCCACAGAAGCAAGAAGAAATCAAGCTTTTCAAGCAGCCCTGGGCGGCTCTGGATTGGGTAACTTTTTTGGACCAGATCGATACACGGTGTTATATCGTATGTTCTCTGATGTACCAGAGAATAAAGATCAATTTTCAATTAAGTTGTTGGCGGATTTCAACTCAGGGACCGACGCAGCAATTTATGAAAAAATGTTTATTTTAGATATGGACCAAGCAACTAGCGGTGTTTTATCTAGTCGTGGAATTATCCAAGACAGTACCCTACAAAACCCAGATCCGACTGTATTACAGGCTGCAGCCTCTAAGGAAAAGAATTTCGCACAATTCTTACAAACAATTTGGGGTCAAGGAGAAAGTATATATACTGGCTCTCTAGGTTCGATGGGTCGAACCGATCAACCATATTATTGTCAGAACTTTATATCCAATCAAGCTGGCATGTTTGACAATGTTGTGAATGCATTGTTGGAAGATCAGAACTCAACAGCCGGAATCAATTCTTTATACGAAGAAATCCTGCGAGATCTTATGTCACAGGGGCTTTTTGAAATTCGTGATTCTCCATTTTTGACAATCGATAATTTGTTTAGTATTTTAAATTTGGTTCCGCTACGATGTCGCGATGGCAGCGACCGAAGTCTCTTGGGCCTCGACGATATTAAAGAAAATATAATGGAGCAATATAAGAATTCTCTGTGTATTAAAGGTAACTCCCCTAATGTGACTGGATTGGGGAGCAATAAAGATAACGCTTTTGAATCAGCAGCAATATTTGGAATCATAAAAACCACAGTACGTGTTTATACTCTTGAAATTGTATTAAAGACTCTTGTCACTTTTAGCGAACTTCAAGTTGAAGATCTTGATCCTGTTTTTATTGCATATGTTAGGGAACAAATTTCCCTAGAGATAGAAGCAAAAGGCTACTTAGATGAATTTATTGCTCAAACACTAAAAGCCTATAATCTAGTAGCCGCATCCCGCGATGATTTAGTTTCGGACCCACCAGAAACACATTATGCGGTGGCTTTGGATTTCTTTATCAAAGAAGAAATGGCATATTCTGTAAATCGTCTTTTGAAATTGGCGGGGCTCACCAATCCTGGCAAATCTTTGGATAATTTATTAATGGATAGCAGTAACACAAATGTAAGAAGATCTGCCGCAGACCGTCAACGCGGTTTACGAGATGCCAATTCTTTTATTGGGTGGATTCCAGAACTAGACGCTGGTGAAGAACAAAAAACAATCTATGATTCAAATGATTTGATCGAGATAAATAAAACCTTTCATGTTGGCGGCGAGTTTAGCGCCAATCATGCACAGGCAATTCGTGATGAAGTTAAAGGAATAAAAGATTGGGGAAATGGAAGCCTAGTTCTAGAGAAATATATACGAGTGCAACCTAGGGGGTGGACAGACCGGGGTGCTGAAGAATCTAAGACCGGGGTGTTTGATATACCAAACTTTGAGTTATGGAACCCCAATGATCCGCTGCCCCACTTACTAACTGTTAGTGGACTCGTCACGGCCGGAATCAATATTTTAGACCCAACAGTAATAGAACAAGATGACGATTGTAACACTGATGGCACCGTTTCCTTTATCCCTCCTGCGTCAGTTGTATCAACGGGCGGCCAATCTAATCAATCAGGAAACACTGTTCCCCCTAATTCATCTACGAACTTTTTTGAGTTTGTAAGATATGGATTGAGGCTTGTCTTCAAGACCGAAAGTCGCGACTTACAAATCGCCATGGTTACTCCCGGCACCGGGAATGCAAATTATAATACGTCTTTTTCGCAAAAAAATAAAACATATACCAACCCTGCTGCTTGGTCGGGGAATCGTCAAGCTACCACCTATTCTTTTCCCGTCGCTTGCGTGGAAATTGATGCGAATATTCCTAATATACTTACTCCACCTGATTATCTAAATGAATATCAAAATGCTGCCCCTCAACTTTTAGGGATGCTCAAAGAAACTGATGAATATAAATTTTTGTTTGATTATTGTTTCCCCCTTAAAAGAATGGCTTCTATAGACGCCTTATATAATGCGACATATGTTTTACCGTACCCAGGCCTGAATGATGTCTTCTCAAACACCAAGTCACAGTTGAGAATGTCTTTTATGGCGCTCGTAACAAGTGGAAATTATAGGTATAGTGATCTTACGTGGGAACAACAAGATATGGCAGTTGAGTTAGCCAATGGACGGCTTCCGCCTGGATTTGATTTTGGTAAATTAGCTACACAATTTCTCTTTGGTCTTTTCAAAGGCGCTGGCCAGGCGTTTAGTCCAAATATTAAGATTGCTAGTATGATACAAGAAGCGGCAAAGAAGATTGGACCTGCGCTTGTGGCTACTATAAACAAGGCGAAAAAAATAGGCAACCGCGCTAATGAAATTGCTAGTGGTGATCTAGAAGGAGGAAATTCTGGAAGCCCCTTTGGACCTCCCGAGACAGAATGTTCGTTGGGCATAGACATTCCTACAATACCAATGTTTTTAATTTCGTTGGGGCTACTACCTATGGATGTGCCTCCTTTTACATTTTTTCCAATTGGTCCGCCTCTTACACCTTTGGGTATGGCGTGGCTACCGTTCTTCGGTTGGGATGATGCACCTGGAAATCAAATACTTGAGGCACCATCGAGCGATAAGGAAAAACAGCGTTGCGATATGAAAAAACCAGGTGGACCACTTCCCAATATGGAAACAGATGGTGGCGATTGTGACTAATATTAAATGGAGGAAATAAAATGGCTGGACTTACACCAAAATTACCGCTAACACTTGGGAGTAGCGAAAATGGAACATATAAATTATTACAGAATTATAAAGATCTGATTAAGCAAAATTTTAAAAATCTTATTTTTACTGCCCCTGGGGAAAGAATGATGGACCCCAATTTCGGCGTGGGAATAAAGAAATTTCTTTTTGAAAATGACGGTCCAGAATTGTATTCGAGCATTTCGGCAAGAATTGATACGCAGGTTGATACCTATATGCCATTCATTATTATAACTGATATATCTTTTGTGACCCCTCAAATGGCTGGCTTCCAAGGACAGCCAAATAATTTTTTATCTATGAGGATAGAATATGCGATTGGGCCGTTAGATGAATATGATAACCTCGATATAACTACTGTTAGTGACTAATTATATCAAGGAAGACCAGACAATTGAGTTCAAAAAAGCTTTATCCCACAATAAATTATACATCAAGGGACTTTAACTCTATCAAGAATGATTTAGTTAATTACTCCAAAAGATATTATCCCAACACCTTTCAGGATTTTAACGAAGCAGGTTTTGGCGCACTAATGTTGGATACAGTATCCTATGTTGGGGATATATTATCCTATTATGTAGACTATAACGCTAATGAATCTTTTTTAGACACAGCCATAGAATATAAAAATATTCTAAAACTTGGCAAACAAATGGGGTTTCAATTTAATGGAAACCCATCATCTTCTGGTATCGCTAATTTTTTTATAATCGTACCAGCTAATTCATCAGGTTTGGGACCAGATACAAGATATATGCCTATATTAAAAAGCGGAACAGCTCTAACATCAAACACAGGTGCCTTATTTATTTTGAGTGAGGATGTTATGTTTTCTAATCCTAAAAATGAAGTTGTCGTATCCTCTGCCAATGAGACTACCGGAGTTCCTACTTTTTTTGCGATAAAGGCTTCTGGCGTAGTAGTTTCTGGGGAAATAAAAGAAGAAATTGTTGATGTTGGAGATTTTGAAAAATTTAGAAAAATTGAGCTTTCTGATAGTAATATAACTGAGGTTATTGCTTGTTATGATGCAGAAGGTCATGAATATTTTAGAGTGGATCATTTGTCGCAAGATGTTGTTTTTGCGACGGTAACGAATAGAGATGAATCCAACAACAATAAAGCCCGCAGCATCCTTAAACCGATAGCCGTACCCCGACGCTTTACAGCCGAGAGACAAAGAGAAAAAACAATTATACAGTTTGGTTTTGGTTCCGAAAGAAATATAACTCAAAATCCATTAATAGACCCATCAACTAGCGTTTTAGATTTTTATGGTAAAAATTATGTGACAGATACAAGTTTTGATCCTACAAACTTGTTGGGAACAGATAAGCTTGGAGTATCACCAGCAAATACTCAATTGACCATAGTATACCGACTCAATACAAGCGGAGATGTTAATGTTGGCGCTGGTGGATTAAGCAGTATCGCCGGTCGAATTTTTCAATTTGAAAATTTGACAGATCTTAATCTTGCTTCTGCGGCTCAAGTAGAATCTTCTCTAGAGGTTTCAAATGATGATGCCATTCTGGGAGATGTAAGCCTTCCATCTGCTGATGAATTAAAGATAAGAATTGGCGATTCATTTGCAAGCCAAAACAGAGCTGTTACAGCACAGGATTATAGAGGTATTGCATATCAAATGCCACCACAATTTGGTGCAATTAAACGGATTAGTGTTATGAGGGATTTGAGTTCATCAAAGAGAAATATAAACCTTTTTGTGATTTCTGAAGATGAAAACACTAATCTCGAATCTACAAATATGGTTGTGAAACAAAACCTGAAAACATGGCTCAATAGACATAGAATGATTAACGACACCATTGATATTTTAGATGCAAAAGTAGTTAATGTAAGGATTAGTTTTTCCATTGTTGCTGATGTTGAAGCAAATAAGTATCAGGTTCTAAATGATGCGATTGCATCTTTATCCGATCTTTATACACAAAAATTTGAAATTGGCGAACCATTTTCAATTACTGAGGTTTATTCTACACTCAATTCTGTGCTTGGTGTTATAGATACAGCGGATGTCTCAATCGGCACTATTTCCGGTGGTCTTTATTCCAACGCTAATTTTGATATGTTACAAGTAACTAGCCCTGATGGGCGCACTATTATGACACCAGAGAATGTTATACTGGAAATAAAATATCCTTCTCAAGATATTGTGGGGAGTGTATTATAAATGAGCCTACGAAGATATCTTGCCACCAAGGATAATACAATCACTAATGCCTATGAAGCCAATCTTACAACCCGTGGGACTGGAAGCAATATGGGGTTGGCAGACTCTTTGGAGGTGTTTTCAATCTTTGGTCAGGCAAATAGCTCATCTTCCGAACTAGCCAGATTTTTAGTTCAGTTCCCCGTTTCATCAAGTGATCCTGGTACGACCATCCTTGCCGATAGAACTGCGGGAATTATTCCAGCTAGCGGTAGTGTAAATTTTTATTTGCGTGTTTTTGATGTTGTGAGCACAAAAACTTTGCCTATTGATTTCACCCTGAATGTGAGCCCTGTTTCTCAGTCATGGCAAGAAGGTTATGGTTTGGATATGGAAAACTATTCAGATCAAACCTATAATGGAACGGGCTCTAATTGGATCAATGCAAGTTCAGTAGGTGGATATGGCACATCAACTATAACGATAGTGGATTACAGCATAATTGAGGGTGATCCAAGTGGCATTACTATTACTATTATTACAACTGATGGAACTATAATAGGGGCTTATGGCGCTGCGGGCGAGACAACAACAACCACTGACACTGACACCCCTACTTTTGAGGTCGCTACGAGTAACGCGAATACAGCAACTAACCTAGCAACTTGTTTAGATGCTAATTCAAAATTAAGCGCGACGAGGCTCGGCGGGGTTGTGACTGTGGTTCAAGCTGCCGGGGGCTTAATTGGTAATACCGCTGTCTCTGACGATTTTGGTAATCCCGCCGCCCTGACGGTAACAGACTTTACCGGAGGTTCCGGTGGTGCTTGGACAAACGAAGGAGGCGACTATCTTACTGCTTCGGCTTATTCTGCTTATAATTATTCGCAAACCTTTACGAATGGCAGAGAAGATCTTGAAGTGGATATAACTGGTCTAGTTGAGCAGTGGATCAAGGGAACTTCCGGTGGTGGCTATGAAAACTATGGAGTAGGGGTGTTTCTCACCTCTAGTGAAGAAAACGGAAATCGTTCTTATTATTCAAAAATGTTTTCGGCTCGCGGAAGTGAATACTTTTTTAAGCGCCCAATAATTGAGGCAAGATGGGATGATTCACGAAAAGATCATCGCGGAACCTTTTACCTCTCTAGTTCGAACTTGAGTGCGGCAGATAATTTGAATACGATTTATTTTTATAATTATGTGCGTCAGCAGTTGACGGACTTGCCTGGTGTTTCAACAGGGTCAATTTATGTTAATATTTATGATTCATCTTCCGCTGGCACACAAATCACGACAACCCCCAATCAGCCTGTAACCGGAGGGTGGGTTGCAACTGGTATTTATAGTGCGTCGTTTGCACTGACCACTACTGAAGAAGTTGTTTATGATAGGTGGTTTAGCGGTTCGACCTATTATTATACCGGCAGTATTAAACCAAAGTCTTTTGATTCTTCAGCCATTTACGAAACTCAAGATTATATTACTTCTATTAGTAATCTGCGAAGTGCATACTCAAGAGCTGATGGAGCCCGACTTCGTGTTTATACACGAAAGAAAAATTGGAACCCAACAATATACACTGTCGCTCAAGCTGGAATACAAAATTATATTATTGATAAAATATATTATAAGGTCATTAGAACTATTGACGATTATGTAGCTGTTCCCTATGGAACAGGAAGTATCAAATATACTGAATTATCTTATGATGTTTCAGGTAGTTATTTCGACTTAGATGTATCATTATTAGAGTCGGGATTTGAATATGGACTTTCGTTTTCTTATTATGTTAACGGAGCCTACGACGAACACCACCATACCTACAAGTTTAAAGTAATAGAGTGAAAAATTATGGCAAATATAAAAGATCTTTTCAAATCTTATGCTAATAACCAATCCTTAGTATCCAAAAGTCTGAACGACACAGACCCAGGTGTTGAGTCTGCTGATTATTCAAATGCTAGTTTAGAAGTACAGAATAAAGTCGAGCCTTATGTCGATTTTGCAAAGCCCGAAAATTTTGCCTTTTATGGATCTGCCAAACAATATTACAAGGACGCATTTTCTTATATAGAAAACGAATTCCCTTATGATGGCTCGGGTAAAGACAAATTCAATTGGGAACTGAATGCTTCGTCTTTTGATCTTTATATTTACGATAAAGAATATCCCCGGACCACAGGGTATATAAAACTAGGTGTCAATTATGGTGGTCTTGGCGCAGGGGGTATTAGTGGATACGAAGAACCTCTTATCGATGAATATATCTCTTTCAAAGGCGGACCACACCCATCCGATACACCGAATACCACATTAGCACGAGCTTTTGAATCTAACCAGGGCGCAATTCCAGATGCAAATTATTATAATGCGCTTTTGAACCAGCAATCTAATTTAGAACTTAATGCCACAGCGGGAAACACCGTTGAGTTTTGGTTCAAAAAGAACGGATGGTCCCTTGCGGCTGAGTCAACAAAACAAATATTTGTTGATGTATGGAACAGTGCTTCTCTTGGTAGCTCATATGGCCGCCTTCGAGTAGAGTGTGATTTTGGAACCACACCACACCAGTTTTCAATTGCATATCAATCAGGAACGACTGGGGGGTTTTTAGATTCTAATCTTGGAAAACTAGGTCAAAACATAAACCTTACTAGCTCTACGTGGGACCACTATGCCTTTTCTTTTATCAACAATAGTGCAAGTTTAGAGGCAAAACTTTATTTGAATGGACAACTCAATGACACCACCACTACTGGAAGTATTGGTGAAATTGACGGGTCTATGTTGGGTTGGATCGGCGCTATGGGTACGTCTATTAGCTCTCCGGTAACTGGTGCCCTTGGTTATGCAAAATTATCGGGTTCTATGGATGAGTTTAGGTTTTGGAAAACAAAACGAAGTTCTGAAGATATTGGATTAAACTGGTTCTCTCAAATCAATGGTGGAACTAATACTGATTTTTCGCGAACCTATAATGCTTCTACAAAGTATGATTATACGAACCCCGTTGATTTAGGGGTCTATTATAAATTTAATGAAGGTATAACAAATGTAACATCATCCGACCAAAAGATATTAGATTATTCTGGCAGAATAACTAACGGCTTATGGACAGGATATTCTTCCGGCTCCCGTTCTACTAATTCTGCCATGATTGAATCAAGCGCAAGTGCTTTTGAATTCCGAGATCCGATCTTATATTCATATCACCCTGATGTTTCGTCTAAACTAAGTACGCTAGTCAATAAGGGTCAGACTCATGATTTGAACAATAACGCGATGGTTTATGATTCAATCCCTTCATGGATCATCGATGAAGATACTGAGAGTGGTGAGACGCTTTTAAAGCTGACTCAAATAATGTCAAGTTATTTTGATAAGCTTCAAATTCAAGCTAAAAGCTTGCCATCTATCAAAGATAACGATTATATCAGCAGTAGCTATAAACCTTATCCGTTTGCTGATCGATTGTTGGACTCGACTGGTTTTACATCCGTTGAGCTTTTCGAAGTCGCACGAGCGATTGAAAAATTGTCGGATAGAGATGATTACCATCTATTCACCGAAAAGATAAACGATACTAAAAATAGAATTTATCAAAACATATATAACAATCTTGTAAGCATCTATAAGTCAAAGGGCACTGAGAAGTCTATTAGAAGCCTGATAAGGTGCTATGGTGTCGGAGAGGAGTTGATCAAAACTAATCTCTATGGGGATCAAATAACCTTTGAACTTAAAGAGAATTATGAGTCTACATCAACTCAAAAAAATTATGCTAACTTTCATAATACAGGAAGCTTTGAAGCAACGGTATATCAATCGTCAAGTCTAAGCGATAGCGGATCTCGTTCCTATTTATCGGGAACGTCCTTCAATCAAATCAATGGAGCCACATTTGAAGCTGAAGTTTTATTTCCTATAAGGTTGTCAGATTCTCCTAAGTTAAGTTTTTATGTACCATTTTCTGATTCATCTTTGTTTGGGGTTCACACGGTAGATCCAAATAATCCTGAAAGTTTGTCCTGGCACACACCAGATATAGCAAATTTTCAAGTCAGCGTACATCGCTCTAGTCTTCATGACAAAGATGCATATTTTAAACTTACTGGAAGTAGTGGTGGTTGCGTACCACTGCTGACAAGTAGTGTGATGAAGGATGTGTATAATAATTCTAAATGGAATTTTGCCGTCCGTGTCAAGCCAGCAACTTATCCTTGGTCGCCGTCAATAACGGGGAGCACTCCTAGCACATATGATCTAGAG